ATGAAGTCTACTTCCGGCCTCTCGGCTGAACGTATATATATTTATACAGTAATTGTCTTATTAAGTCAAGTTATTTTGTTTTATATTGACAGACGAGGTGTTGAATCAAAGTTAAGCAAGTCGTTGGATTCTTTCAGTGCTTCTTTGGTAAAGCATCCGATATGTCTAGTTTCAACTAATCGTGGACCTATGTGCCTGCGCACATCTTCGTATATGTCAGGAAGAAGATCTCTGTCGCTGATTATGCGTTGGCATGCTCCCAGGTTGGTAAATGATGGCCCATGCTGGTGATAACCTGTTGACTCAGTTCCGTCTGCGATTAACACTGTGACTAATATTACCATTACGATATTTCCCATAATAATACTTATGCACCAATGAGAAATTCAAGCCAACAAAAAAGGAGTCTTTCGACTCCTTTTCTGCTTTTTCCTATTTTAAAAACTAGGACATTTGTACTACTTACGAGAAAGACAAGTTAGAAACTGCAATCTCACCTAAGTAATCTGCCGCGTTACCGAACGATGAAGCTGTGTTTGTAAGCTCAACGTAACCATAACGTGTCATAAAGCCAACTACTGGCTCAAGTGTTGATGGATCCAACACAACACCACTGCTCATTAATGGAACATATGGGCAATAGAATGCGGCTGCATCTGCTTCGCTTGAACCTTTGTAACCAACTAGAACTGCCTGTGCATCGCCAGCATAGCTGTCTACATAAACTTTCATTGCGCCATTCAATGTACCAACAAACTTAGTGTTTGTAGGTGCTTCAAATGTGCCTTCAGTTGTACGTGCAAAAGCACTTGTTGTTGCGCTCTGGAGAACTGTTAAAGCGGCTGGTGAAACAACTGCCCAGTTACCTGCGCCACGACGTGTGCGTGATGCAATCAAGTTAGCTGTTCTGTTGATAAGAACTGCCAATGCGGCATGCTCATCACCAACGTAAGTAGCTGTACCAGATACTGCTGCCTGGTTATATGTGAACTCAGTACCAGCAAGACTACGAAGTGAACCAAGAACTTCTTGATCAATTTCAACTGTAATCTCTTGTGCAAGAGCTGCCATAACTTCTGCTTCAATATCCAAGCCGTGCATTGCTTGCGCATCTTGAGCGGCTTCAAATGTCCAACGTGCTGATAGCTTACGTGTCTTAGCTTCAACAACTTGCTTTAAGATCTGGACGTTGATCTTGTTTCCTGGGTTACCTTCAAGTGTACTTGTACTATCAGCACGACCGGTAGCAGAACTACCTGAATATACTGTAGCAATCTTGAATGGTGAAAGTGCTTCGTCACCAGCAGTAACATTTGTATCAAATGGTGCAGCCGCTGTTGATGTAACTGAATCAGCATAGCGTACACGTAGTGTGTGAATCTGTGCAACTGGACCTGTCATAGGCTGTACACCAACAATTTCGTTAGCAATAACGGTTGGCATTACTCGTCTAATGACTGGTAAAATTACACGGTTCAATGTAGCAACGTTACCAGCGGCTGTTGAACCAGCGGTAGCGGTCTCCATCAAACTCTTGCGTGTGTTCTCTAGAACAACACCCATTGTACTGCGTTTGGAGCCATTTAGTCCTTCTAACAGGGCATCTTTTGTTTCGCCCCAACGGCTTTCTAATAGTGCTTGTGTCATTTCTTTTTTCCTTTTCCTTTTAGGGTATTAAAGCCCTGCTAAACGCTTGATCTCAACAACATTATTATTGTCATCTTCGGTCTTGGCGTTGGTTTGTTTAGCAGATTTATCACCAGTAACTTCAACACGACTTTCGGTTAACACTGCTTTCGCTTCGTTAACTGTCCTGCCGTTTGTGTTTAAAACTGCCGGTAGATACTTGTCATATGCATTCTGCAACTTAGCAGTCTGCACACTTTCGAGAAGTTCGCTCATCACTGCGGCTTTCTCTTTGTTTAGTGATTTCAACAAATCAGCAAGTTGTTCTTTGCGTTGTGTTGATTCCTTAATTAACTTGATTTCTTTATCTTTCGACTCAGCAATCGTTGCCTTTTCATCTGCTTGTGATTTAGCTTCTGCTAGAGCTTCCTCTTTAGCGGCAACAACAGCCTGCAACTTCTGAATTTCTTTGTTCTCATTTAAGTGAGTAACTGCAAATTCTGAAGCAAAGGCTTCAAAGATTTGACGGCCAAACATGTTTTCACGTGCTTGGTGAATGTCTTCTTTGAGTTGAGTCATTTCTGACTCTAGGTTTTTAGCAACTGATTCTTTAACAAGTGCCGAACTACGTGCTACAAAGTTACTTTGTAATTCTGCTAACTTGTCTTTTGCTCCTGCAATCAAGCGGACTTTTGTTTCAACTACTGCCTGCTTGTCTTGCTCAAACTCTTGAATCTCTTCTGCAAGTTGCTTGATAACAAACTGTTCGAGTTTAGATACACTATTCTCGTACTGCTTGCGATCTGTTCTAAGTTCTTTGATTTCTTCTGCTAATTTTGTTACCATGAAATCATTAAACTTAGTACTGCTTTCGTTCATGTGTGTTTTAAACTTCACACGATCCTCAGCAAGTGCTTGCTTTTCTGAAGCGAATTCTTCAAGTTCATTTTGGAGACTTTCGGTTACCATTTTGTCTAGAGCTTCAACCATTACTTGTTTGTCATGTTGATAGCGGGTTGCGAATTCTTCACGAAGTTCTGCTCGGGCAACTTCTTTAGCTTCGGAAAGTTTTGCTTCCCATGCTTCAGTGATTGCTTCTTGCGTATCTTCGTTAATAATTCCGCTATCTATCAATGGCTTGATAGCATCTAACATCTAATTCTCCTATTTTAACTTAAGGTCCTTGATTAAGCGTAAAACGCCTTCTTTCAGGTACTTTTGTACTCTTTGATCTTGAGTAGCTTCTTTCGCTACTTCAAATATGTTGTGCCCACCACGCATATTCATTAACCCCTCGTAAATTGGGGTTGGATAAGCATGTGGAGCACTTGGTTGTGCGACAACATCAACAGTTATAATTTCAAAATTGTTAACGTGTCCCGAACTCTCATTAACTTCGCCGCTACCACGTGAACTTACACCTAACTTAACACCACTAGTAATCATAGATTCAACTAGTTTTCCCATTGGTGTTGGAAGGATTTTAAGTTTACCGTGGCCGCATGGTCCGTCCATCCACATACTTTCAATCATATGTGATACACGATCCAAGTTAATTTTTAAATCATCTGGGTGATCTACTTCGCCTAGGACGCTGTGTCCTTCTTTGATTTGTTCATTGATACTTGAAACGGCTTTTTCAATTTCGGGAATGGGATAAACACGAGCGTTAGCGTTTTTGACGCCTCCCTCAATGAATATCCCTTTCATGTAAAGATCCTTACCTTGACCGGTATTGCTGTCTTCTGAAATGACCTCAATTTTGGCCCGATCAAATGTAAGATTCTCTTTTAGGTACAAAGCCATATTATTGTCCTAGTTACTTGTCACCTTCGACAGCTTTGGTGTTAACGCCTGCCTCTTCGGTGTTTTTAGCAACCTCACCTGTTGCGCTGGTAAGATCTGCTTTTGCGCCTGGAACATTTTGATACTTGCCAGCGTGTGGCATACTATCTACTTTGCCTTCTGCTGGTGCCTTGGCGCCGTCTGGGTTGCTGTCTCCGCCTGCGTCAAAGTCAACTGCCTTACCACCCATGTCATTTGATCCTGCAACTGGTGATACTGCTTTGTTATCTTCGCCTGCTGGCATTGCAACTTTTTCAACATACTCGCGCATAAGATCAGTTGCTGACTTAGTGTATTTTGCTTTTGGCTTTGTTGACTCTGCTACTTCTTCAGCATCTTCAACTACTTCTTCGTCTTCTGCAACTTCTTCTTCTTTCTTATCGCCTTCGTACATTTCTAACTCTTCAGCGTCTGTTTCCATTTCATCAGCATCAGCTTCCATGTCTGCGTCCATTCCTGGAGTTTCCATTTCGTCGTCGTCTGACATCAATGCATCAAATTCTGCTTTGAGCTCGTCTAGTTCTTTCTCAAGATCCATAACTTTGTCTTCTAAGGCTTCGTCGCCTCCAACATCAGCATGATGATCTTCTTCGTCGTCACCGCTCATCATTTCCTCTTCAGCGTCCATCTCTTCTTCTTCGCCTTCAGGAATGCCGTCGGTTTCGTCGGCTTGTATTTCGTCTACTAAGTCTTCAACTTCGTTTCCACCAATTGTTTCATCAACAGTTTCTTCGTCTATTAAAGTCTCATAAATGTCTCGTGATTTTTCAACAACGATGTCATGAAATAAAGCCTTGGCTTTGTCTTCATCTTCGTTGATGATGTGTTCTATTAGCTGTTCATATTTGTTCATAATGACTCCTTAGTTTAATATGGCTGTTAGGTATTTAACAAATAGTAGTATATTATAAGTTAAATGGGTGTTTTTTGAAGGTTTTTGAAGATTATAAACCTACACCAGCGTCTTGAGCTGGTAGTTTATACTGTGAGTTTATTTTTTCTAGTTTTCTTTCATGCTCAACTTTACGCACATCATTGCTCATACGTAATCTGTTGATGTCCCCTAGAGTAAGGCGTGACCCTTTACGCATGTCGCTCAATTTAGGAATTGAGTTATCGTCGCCGGGAGAATAGTACCCTTGTTTTGGTTTCTGGTATAGCTCTGCTAAAAACATAGTTGTATTTACCCAAAAACGTAATTTATGACGTTAATGTTCCAGCTTCCCCTGCGGCATCTGCGGCGTTTGGTCCAGGTCCTGGTGCTTCTGTGCTTGCGGCTCCTGGGATACCACCTCCGGCGGCTCCTTCAGCTCCTGGCGGAACTGCTTCAGCAGTTTCTACACTGTCTAGGTCGCCTGCAATAGTACCCGGACTGATACCTACGTTACGCAATGATGCATCATCAGGTGTGGCCATTCCTGCATCGCCTTGTTCCTCCGACCACATTACTTCATTTTCGCTCATTTCCTGCTCAGTTAGTCCCAAGTACCGTTTCATCATAAAACGCTTGCTCATGTAAGGGTATGCTTCCATTTGCGCAAATGTAGCAATTCTAGCACTGTCAATGTCTGCTTGGCGATACTGTGCAAAGTTTTGTGGCTCTTCTAACTTGAGATCAAACAGTTGACTATCAATATTAATACCACGCCATCGCATGAATGTTTTAAATTCATCATCCAGTTTGCCCACAATCATGTTCTGCAGACGTTTGCAGTATTGGTTGAAACGCCATTCCTGTATAAGTGCTGTGCCTACTCGCCCATCTGTGTAACTTTGTGTACCGTCATCTAGCCCTGTTGGCAAGTAACTGCTGGGAATACGCAGTCCACGGAACAGTTTGTTTGTGAAGAAACGTAAGTCTGTGATTTCGCCTAGGTTTTGTCCTCCTGGGAACACATCAATACTGCTACCACGTCCT